CGCTTAATTTTTATTTTTTTATACGGGAGCTTCGGCTCCCCTTTTTCTTATGGCTTCCACAACTATTGACATCGACACAGAACTGTCCGCAGTAAACAATATACTGGGGGCTATAGGTCAATCACCTCTAACAACTCTCAACTTTGAGAACCCAGAGGTATCATTTATATACAATCTACTCCGTGATGCTAACGTAGACACGCAAGCAGAGGGGTGGCATTTTAATACAGAGAAACATGTGAAGTATACACCTGACTCTGTAACAGGTAAAATAACTATAGGTAATGATATATTATCTATGGATGCACACGATAATCACATACGTAGAGAATATAATTTTGTACGTCGTAATGGATTCTTGTATGACAAACAAGATCATACAGACGACTTTTCAACTGTAGATGAAATCTATCTAGATGTTGTTAGACTGTATAATTTTGAAGATCTACCTACTGTATTTAGACGATTTATCACATATAGAGCATCTGCCGCAGCAGCTACGCAACTTGTTGCAAACCCAAACCTTGTAAGATTATTGACTAATCAAGCTGGTTTAGCTCGAGCAGCTCTACAAGAATATGAGTGCAATCAAGGAGATCATAACATGTTTGGATTCCCTGATGATACTGCATATAGAACTTACCAACCTTGGAGAAACCTTAGAAGATAATGTCAAGTGTAACACAAACTATCCCTCAGTTCTCACTAGGTATGTCAGAACAGCCTGACAATTTAAAGTTTCCCGGCCAAGTAACAGAAATAGTAAACGCCATACCAGATATTACCAAAGGACTGTTTAAAAGACCGGGTGCTAAAAGAATAGGAACTAACCCACTAACTAATGTACAAAGTGGAGGGTCTTGGTTTCATTACTTTCGTGATGAGACAGAGGGATCTTATATAGGACAAGTAGCTGCTGATGGTCAAGTTAGAGTCTGGCGTTGTAGTGATGGACAACAGATGACTACAAGCTATACACATAACGGTACAGACCATCAAACAACAGTACAGAACTATCTAGCAACAAGCGAACCAGAAAACCTACAGTTCCTTACTATTAATGATACTACATTTGTTAACAGTAGGGATTCTTCTAACTCTAATACCATAGTAGGAGAGACTGGTACATCAACAGCAAGACCAGATGCACACTTTGCAATGCTGGAATTATTAAGAACAGAAAACGGAAGACAATATGGTGTTGATGTATTTAGAACAGCTGACGTTACAGTTGTTTCTCGTGCTACACGTATTTCTATTACAGATGATACTTTGTATGAAGGCGATGGGTCAGGGTCATGTCCCGGAATTGGTACTCAAGTATTCGCAGTAACTGGTGCTAGTAGTTATAGTAATGTTACTACAGTATCAGTTAAAAACGAATATAATGCTGACTTAAGTAACAATGCTCGTACAGTGACAATAAATGGAAATGTACGAAATATTGGTGCACCTAAAAACTTAATATTTAGAGTTAGTGCACTTGGTCAACAAGGTGTTAGTCCTAACTACACTGGTGATGACCAAGGCCCCAACGGTGATGACTACCAATGTAGCTACCAAAGAGAGATAGCATTACTACATGGTGGTGAAGGCTGGATAGTAGGAGATAAGGTTGTTGTAGCACTAGATTCTGCAAAAGGTGGTGGTGGTACTAACAAAACACAAGCTCAAACAACCGCTGCACAGTATACTATTACCATAGAAGAAGTAGAAGAAGTAGAAGTAAATGCTACGATTAGTAGTAATGGAGACGGCCTAATACGTCCAGAGCCTACACCTTTTGATGCTCAAACAGCGGTTACTGCTGATACAATTATTGGTGGTATTATATCAGCCTTACCTAGTGGTATTAACGGAAAACAAATAGGTAATGGTATTTACCTTTCTAGCTCTCAGTCATTCTCAGTTAACGTTGTAGAAAATGATTTGATGAGGTCTATGCAAGGTTCTGTTAACGATGTACAATCTCTACCAAACCAATGTAAACATGGTTATATAGTTAGAGTATCTAACGCCTTACGGTCAGAAGAAGATGACTACTACCTAAAATTTGAAGGTCAAAATGATAAGGATGGTAGTGGTTCTTGGACTGAATGTGCGAAGCCGGGTATAACAACTACACTAACTAATATGCCTTTAGCAATACAACGTACAGCTTCCACTACATTTACTGTAAGACCATTTGATTATGGAGTAAGAGATGTCGGTGATGAGTTTACGAATCCAATGCCTACATTTGTAGGTAAACGTATTAACAAGGTATTATTCTTTCGTAATAGATTAGCATTTTTAGCAGGTGAGAATGTAATAACATCCAGACCGGGTACATTAGGAACTCCTAACTTCTTTATAGAAACAGCTTTGACTGTATCCGTAGCCGACCCTGTAGATATATCAGCTGCATCTATGTTTCCATCTGATCTATATGATGGATTAGAAATCAATGCTGGTTTACTTGTATTTAGTACAAACCAACAATTCTTATTAGCGTCAGATGATACAGTATTCAACCCTGACACAGCTAAACTGAGAAGTATAGCTGCGTTTAACTATAACGAAAAAATGCCTCCCATATCTCTAGGAACTACAGTAGCTTATATAGATAATTCTGGTAAGTTTAGTAGGTTTAACGAGATGGCTAACTCAGCACGGGAAGGAGAACCTAATATAGTTGAAGTAAGTAAAGTTGTTCCTACCTTACTACCGAAAAATATAGATCTAATTACTAACTCTAGAGAAAACGCTGTTGTACTAATAGGTAAAACAGGAACTGACGAAGTCTTTGGTTATAGATATTTTCAATCAGCCGACAAACGAGTACAAGCTGCATGGTTTAAGTGGAAATTTAATAACCCGTTAACCTACCACTTTATTATTAATGATGAATACTTCTTTTTAGATAGTGATTATTACTTACAAAGTATTAAGCTAGTACAAGCTGACTCAGACCCTAGTATAGTACAAGATAATGTTGATTTTTTACTACACCTAGATAATCATACAACTGTAAGTAGTGGTAGTTATAGTGCAGCTACAGATTTAACTACATTTTCTAATGTTAGTTGGTTAAGTTCTGTTACTACTCCTAACTATGATCTAGTTATAATTGATACTAATACTAACTCCACACGTCTTGGTAGATATGCTAAACCTACAGTCTCAGGAACAAGTTTTACTGTGCCCGGTGACTGGTCTAGTGCAACACTTACAGTAGGTTATATCTATCCGTATGAAGTCAAACTACCAACACTTTATCCTACAAAAATGGAAGGTCAACGACCTGTCGCAGACGTAAACTCATCTCTAGTTTTACATAGAGTTAAGTTTCACTTTGGTAAGATAGGTCTATATGAAACCACTCTTGAACGTGTAGGTAAAGCAGATTACACAGAAATATATGAGTCTACAGAACTTGACGAATACCAAGTATCTGATGCTCCGTACTTAGATGAGTTTATTAAAACTATACCTGTATATGAAAAAAATACAAACGTTGACATAACACTTAAATCATCACACCCTGCTCCAGCCACATTAAGATCAATGTCATGGGAAGGGGATTACTCACCCAAATACTACCGCCGTGTATAACATACAACTAACAGAAACAGAACTCAGATACTTCTATTGGAGAATGAAAACCAACAGATGGTATGAAAGATATTTTCAAAGTGGAATGAAACAAGTTCCATGGGAGCCTTGGATGGCTAATACAATAGAGAAGTTAGAACCGATATATGACAACCTTGAAAAGTAAATACATTCACCCTATAACTTTAAAGGCTGCCCTAGAGGTGGCCTCTAATTTACGCTCAGACGACTTCAGAGAGATCTCAGAGGGTCATGGACTAGAGCCTTTGGCATATCTAGCCACCATGTCCTTAGACCCCTCTGCCGTCTATTTTACGTCGCCTAGCGGCAAGGCTGCTGGTATGGCAGGCGTAGGTAAACAGGGTGATATTTGGATGCTATGCACCAACGTTATCCATGAACAACCGACTTTATTCGCAAGACAGGCAAAACGGTATGTCGATAGCCGTACAGAACCTTTACTTTGGAATATAGTTGACAGTAGAAACACAGCACATCTTAAATTGCTGAAGTTTCTTGGTTTTAAGTTTTTACGTAAGTTAAAACATGGACCAAACAATGTAACATTTATTGAATTTTGCCGTGTGCATAGATGCTAATGCGGGACTTAGAGCCCAACAAAAGCAAAAATGGAGAGAAAAGAACGCTGTTTTTGCTCAACAAGGATTGAAGTTTTTTAATAAGGAAACTAGCCTAAAGAGAACTCAAACTTTAAACACGATTGGATATGGACGTGATCTTAGTGATGCTTATGTCCAAGCTTTATATAAGCAAGGTAAAGGTAGAGTTGCCGTAAGAGACGCAGCTACTAAGTTTTATAGAGATAAAGCTTATGGTAGATCCTTACAAGGTGGTCGAGCTAGATCATCTGGTAGAAATGCCTACCTAAACTACTTAAATACAGTTTCAAAAGTAGACAGTGTTATGAAAGCTACTTTTGGTAGAAATATGGCGTATGCACAAGAAGGTGCAAGACGTAAATACCTAAACAAAAATGCAAGAGCTCGTGAGGCTTTGGGTATCCCAGCAGCATACGGAGCACCTGTAATGCAGTCAGGAACAGATTACTTCTCAGGATTCTTAAACTTAGCTAGTCAGGTTGTAGGTATTGGATCTGGTATAGCTGCTTGGTCACATTATTCTTCTGACATTAGACTAAAAGAGAACGTTAAACAAGTCGGTACATCACCTCAAGGTTATAAAGTATACGAATTTAACTATAAGGATGACTTTACCAATACACGTTATCGTGGAGCTATGGCTCAAGATGTTGTTAAGAAGAATCCAATGGCTGTAGGTATACGTGATAATTACTTAACTGTAGATTATAGTCAAATTGATGTAGATATGGAGGTAGTATGACTTCATCTTACGGAAACGTTATCGGGACTCCAGAAGACGAGATACCCGATATTAGTGATACTAACTACATGAAGACAGAAGCTAATATGGAAGCTGCTGTCAACGAGAATATTGAAGATAACATCAAGGATACTAAGGTGTTCTTTGATGACATGATGGAGATAGAAAAGAACAGACATGAAGTATGGGATAAACGTTTAAGATATATAAAAGAGATAGTCGGAGATATAGGGAGCATAAAAGAGAGTCTTGAAGCTGATGATTTAGAAAAAAGCTTAAATGATTACAAGAAAAAGAAAAGTAGAAAACTTAGAAACGACATTGTTAATCATAGTGATAATGAGCAAACCTATTCTGCTCTTCATTTATCAAAAATTATAAAGGATGAGGAAGATCCTAGAAGACCAGAGATAATAGCCATTTTAGACCAACTTAATTACGATGTTAATCCTGATGGAAATCTAAAAACATTCTTTGCTCCATACACAAATAAAGAGCTTATAGGATCTATTTACTCTACAACTCTAAATTCTCTAGGACACAACTCGTTAACTGATCCAATAGAAGGTGGAAATTATCGTGACTGGACAGATTCAGCAATACGTGCTAAAATCCATACGGAAGCAATAAGAGCAGGGTTTGATATAACTTCTCCTAAATATGAAAAATGGCTTTTAAAACTTGTACAACCTGTTATTGATTCGCAAAGAGAGAAATATCAAGTTGCTTTAGATAGCAGAATACAGACTAATCTAAATGCTGCTCAGAAAGAAGGTATAAATGAGAGGATTAGGTTATCTGCACTTAGTATAAATATTAAACCAGAGAACGGTCAGGATTTAACTACGTTTAATGATCCTAAATTCAGTTTAATTAAAGCTATCTCTGTGGCTCCATCTCTTGGATTCAACGGAGATATGGGTAAAGCTACTGATTATTATTTCGATCAGGTAAAGACTTTATTGGATGGTAACGAGATATCTATTGCTGATGGAGAAGCGGTATTAAATAAGCTACCTTTTTATCATCATGGTACTCAAAAAACCTATGGAAGTTATAATGAATATGCTGAATCTTTAAACCCCACTGACAAGCATTACTTTAAGGTCCATAACCGTATAAAACTTATAGAGGATGCTATCGAAAGTAAGTATGCGTTACAGAAAACTGAAGAAGGTAAAGCTCACGCAAAACTACAAAGACCTTATGAGAAGAGGGTCAATGAGTTATATGCAAAAGCTGCTAGACAGAATAGAAAAGTTAGACCCGAGGAAGTTTTTAAACTCATACAGGAATACTACGGAGATGAAAATCTTTGGGTTCCTAATCATTCTATTAAAGGTGTAAAACCGAAATGGTTAACTGACTTAGAAACACAAGCTGATTATTTAGGTGATAAGAATGTTGATATAATACTTAAAAATAAAAATTTAATCAACAGCTTTGAACCTGCTATAACAAGAGAGATAGCTTTATATAAAGAGAAAGCAGTTAATGCTTTAGATGCTAACGACATGTTTTTAGCTAGTATAATAAAAGATGAGTTAACAGCTTCTCTTATAGCTGGTGATGATCCAAGCGGTTTATCAGACTTTGAGATTTTTTTGAATAGTGACAATAATCCTAAATTATTTGTACAGAATAAACTAAACGAAGTAATAGCACGACTGAAGGGTGGTGAGTTCGATGCTGACCTTTCAACTAAAGGTACTAGATTAGCATATGCTAAAGAGGATCTTAAAAAGCTTCATCTAGACAGTAAAGGCTCTACATTCGATGCACCTGAGGTATATGAAGCAGAAGAACCTTTCATAGAAAAAACCATACTTCATATAAAAAGTGGTGGACGCCTATATCCAGAAATGATAAAATGGTGGGGAGAATTTAGAATAAAAGATGAAGATGGAACTTGGATGAAGCCTAGAGAGCTTATGTATAGACGACTGACTGCTTTAGGTGTATTTAAAGAAGATAAACAAAAAGGTTTCTACATAGATCCTAAGCGAAAGTTTCTAACAAAAGACGAGATTAAGTATGAAGATACAAATGGTTTAATCGGTACATTAAATCTAATGACTAAAGAATCTAGTATTACTGGCGAACCTATGTCTAAAACTTTTCTTGATATGTGGGAGTACGAAGGCTCAAAAGAAGGTGCTACTGATAGTAAGTATACTGGTACTGGATATAACTACTTTAAAAGAAATTCATCAACTTGGGATACTGGTCTAGAAAACGCCGGTTACGCATTTCAAGCTTGGATGGGTAGAGCTTTAGGTGGCGGAGATGGAGCAACTCAATTAACAAGATTAACAGTTTTTGATCCTAATGATAAGGAACTGGACCCTGTTCTTCCCGGTAATCCAGCGTTCCAGCCTACTAGCATATTCGGTCTGGCTAGATTATATCCAGATGCTAGATTTGGACGTTATGGTATGAAGGGCTCACAGCTTACAGAATTATTTGAAACAGATGCCTTTAAAAAGTACTTTGAAAAGAATCCCGCTACGGCGTTTGATGATAACTTTCAAGACTTTCTCGCTTTTGAGTGGGTAAGGCATCAATTAAATACAAAGAACTCTATTCGTGGTATGAAAATTGTAGATGGTAAACTTTCAATAACAGATTTAACTGTATTTAGTGAGGCAGAAGTAGAAGCTATGAAAGAGATATTTCCTAGATTAGCTGATTATAAATTTAGTCATCTAAATATGTTAGCTAAACCTATTGCAGATATCATACTTACTGAATTAGAGAAAGCCCAGAAACTTGACGAAGAGGAAGGCGGTGATAAGAATGTAAAAGCTTATCAAAAAGAACAAAGAGGTAAAAAAGTACGAGAGTTCTTTAGCCCATTAAACCCAATGCAACAATTTTAAAATTACACCATGACAAATTCTTATGGATATGATGGTGTTAATGATGAAGATATACATGCTGGTATAGAAGCTGCTAGAGATGCTATAGACGTTTATACCCAACGTGAAAACGAAAAACGATTAAAGCAAGAAGAAGAAATACAGGCAGAAGAACAAGCTGTATCTGAGCAAGACGATCCACGTAATGCTGAAACTTGGGGTGCTAAGGCACTCATTAAAGAGGGTCAGTCAATACTGTCTGGTGGTCTGCAAGATACAGCATCATCATTAGCAACATTCCCTGAGCGTACAGTAGATGCGTTGTCAGGAGAAATGCAAAGAGAGAAAGAAGAGAAAGGATTTTATAGACCTGAGTGGACACCCTTTGACTCATACGACAACCCTATTGAAACTAAAACATGGTGGGGTAAACAATTAAGAGCTTTAGTTCATTTTGGTAGTCTTGCAGTTGGAGCAGTTGGAGCAGCTAAGGCTGTAGCAGCTACTGGACTTGTAACCATACCAGCTGGATTAGTAGGTCTTACTAGCAGCAGTCTTGCTCGTGGAGCAGCTGTGGGTGCTGTATCTGATCTTATATCAAAAGAATCAGATGAACATAATGTTTTAGGTGCAATATCTCAAAGATACGGTTGGGCTGATACACCATTAGCTACAAAAGATACTGACCATCCTATTATGATGAAGATTAAGAACATCGTAGAAGGTATGGGTATAGGTTTATTCTTTGATGGTATTGCTTATACATTAAAGAAAGGTAGTAAACCAGTTGTAGAACAGATTAAAGCACGTAATAAAAGTATAGATAATCAAGTTATAGAAGCTGGAGTAGCACAACTTCGTCAAGGAGATGTTGAGTTCAGAGCTGATAAAAACAGACCTATAGCTGAACCACATCAAGGAGCACACATATCGGAAGTTGATCCACAGCTAGCTCGTGAACAATTATCACGTACCCGTAACGAATGGGGAGCAGAAGAAGGATCTACTGGTTCTGTTACTACACCTGTAGAACGTGAACGTGTAGCACTAAAGAGTGGTTCTGATGATGCAACTATTGAACGTATATTTAAAACTTTAGTAAGTAGTGATAAATTTAAGAAAGAATTAGAAGTTGTAAAAGGTAATCGAAAAGCACTTGTTGCTAAATTTAAAGAAGCTATAGAAGGACATCAAAGAATCACTAGAGGTAGAGAAGCTGCGGATATGTCTGCTGGTGAATACTTAAAGGAATTATTTGAGACTAATGATGTTATAGATGGTTATGAAGTATGGACATCTAAAAACGTAGTTATAGGTGATTTAGTTGTAGGTTCTCTTTTAAAACAGATACAAGATACAGGTATTGCTGGCAGAGAAATAGCAGATCTTGTTGACTTAAATGCTGTAGATGGACCGACTAAACAGTTAGTTGATACCATGTTAACTGCCGTATATGAAACAAAGAAAGCTAGATTAGTTAAATCTGATTCATTCAGAGAATTAGGAGCTGGTAAAAAGCGTAAGGATGCTATAGAGCAAGTGCTGACAGAAGAAATGAAGCAGGCAAAAGAGTCTATACAGACTGTACTTAAAATTGCAGATGATGACGAAGAGTTACTTATGGCTATGTACGAAGCTTTCTCAATGATGAAAGACGTAAACAGCTTAGAAGACTTCGACAGATGGGCAAGAACAGTGTTATTAGGAGGAAAGTTAGACGCAAATGGTGCTGACCGTACTGGTACTCTTATCAGAGAACTAGAAGGAGTCATGACTAATAGTGTTCTATCAGGTCCTAAAA